TTTTCCTGACTTAGAATACCTTGGTGAACGTCCTAGTTATAAAACAGGAGAAGATGTTCCTTGGTATCGTATAGGAGAAGCAGAGGTTCCTGTTGATGCAATAGCTACATTAGAGTGTGAAGAAGAGGAAGATGATGCCAGCTGATGCTTATAGATGCTATCTTGCTATGAAGAATCACTTCACTAAGGAGAAGTATGATTATATAAAGTACAGAGGTAAGGTTAAGGCAACGAATGAGGCCTTTTATAAACGTAAGGATAGATTTTGGTTTGAAAAATTTGCACGACAGAAAAGTGATAAAGAAATAGAAGATTTTTTTGTTGCTAACTTTACATCTTGTCCTGATCCTGAGTCACTATGGATAGGAGAGATGATAAAGGAAGGAGAAGGTAGATATCAAGAGTGGCAGAAGAAAGTACAGTCATTATCTTATGTCTTTAAGGAAGATTCTGAGAAACTTTTTACTGATAATAAGGTTGATGATGTATTTGATTGTAGTAAAGGTCATCCTATAGTATTGAAGAAATTTTTGGGTGGGAATATAAACTTGGAAACTTTGGTAATTTATGATAGAATACTTGGGTACATTAAAAACTTCGATAAGAAGTTACAAGACCCAGTGTGGGAAACCGTCAGTAGAAGA